ACAAAGGATACAAAAAAACTTCGCACAACAATAAACGATGAAATTAGAAGGCTTGAAAAAGACGGTTTATACGGACAGTCCAAACCTCTACGAGAATTAAAAGAGGCAATTGATGATTTAGAGGGTACTGTTTTGGGAAGCGATGATTCTTACCAAAGAGCACGGGCATTTACTCGTGCTAAAAAAAGTGCTTTCAACCGCACTTTTGCAGGCGACCTGTTAGAAAAAACAAAGGAAGGTGGCCTGCGCGTAAGAGAAGAGTTAATACCTGACTTTTTGATGGGCGGTAGTATCAACGCTAGAACTATGAAGTTCAGAGATTTAGAAGATACAAAAACATTTATTCAAGACCAAATCGAAGAGTTGGATATACCCCCGGAATTACAAATTTCAGACGAAGAAATATTTGGTGAGGCTCAACAACAAGGCTTGAGCCAATCTTTATTTCAAGCTGTCTCTTATGCCGCTCGTCATCCAAGTTATGGCGTTTTGGACGCAAACGGGCGTATTGTACCTGAAGCAGCTCAAAAATTTATACAAGAAAATGAGGATATTCTGCAGATCTATCCTCAATTACGAGAGATGCTTGAAAACGGCAGGCAATTTGAAACTGCTGTAAAGATGCTTAACGACCCTGGAATCGTGGCAAAATTTAAAAAAGAAACTCAACAAAGGAAGTTAGTATCTCGTTTGATTACTGACGACAACCCTACCTTGGCTTTCAGCGAGGCAATAAGTAGTACAACTAATCCATCTCAACTTACTGAAGGTTTGATTGACGCTGTTCTTCGCGCAAATACAAATGATGAAGTTGTGGAAATGCTTAGGGCAGAGGGTCTTGAGCCAGAAGACGCGGTTAAAGGATTGAAGTCAGTGTTTCTCGATTTGGTGCAGGTTGAGGGCGGGTTACACGCTGATGGCGTACCCGACTTCCGTGCCGCTAGACAATTTGTGTTTGGTCCAATGATAAAGGGTAAAGCAAGCCCGACCGTTCAAACCCCTACAGAAACGGGCCCTGGACAAATTCCAGGTGTTGGGGGCGCAGGCCCTCGTGTAGCTAACAGGGAAAGCCTAGCAACCTTGTTAAAAAGAAAAGGTGTGTTTAGTGAAGCTGAATTAGACAGGCTTGAGTATATTTTGAAACAAGGAGAGAAACTACAAACAACGACAGCAACAAGTTTGAAAGACGTTGTTCAAGACATGCCCGGTTTGTTGACCCGCGCTGTTGCAAAAATTTCTGGTTCAAGCCTCGCAACAGGGGCAGCTAGATTTGTTGGGTTAAGACCACAAGGTATTGTTGAAGCGAATGTTGGTGCAGCCGCAGCAGACCAGTTCCTCAATTCTATCCCCGGAGCTGCAAATGCAACTTTACTAGAACAGGCTGTGCTTGATCCAAAACTAATGGTGCTTCTACTAAGAGAAACAAAAACTGAAGCACAAGCAAAAGCTGCAACAAAAGCTTTGAAAAATTACTTAATTAACGCAGGCATAACTGTTGCTTTTGAAGAGGAGCCTACGGGTGAAGCTGATGAAGCAATAATACAACAGGGACGAGACGCCGCTAAAGGCGGGGTTAGTGAACAAAGAGATTTCTTAATAGACAATCTCGATGACTTTACTATTGGACCTGTAAGCATGGCACCCCCTCCTCCCAGGGTGCCTACGCCTGCGCCGATGCCTGTTCGAACCCCTTCAACGGGTATTCTGGCGCAGGCACCTGCCAATCCTAATTTAAGAACACAAATGGCTGCAGCTTTTCCTGGTGATGGAATAACAAGCTTGTTAGCTGCAAGGCGAGCCTAATGGAAGCAAACTTCTTTTACAGTTTAAGCTTGATACTTCACCATGAAGGAGGGTTTGTCGATCATCCTGAAGATCCCGGTGGCGCAACCAACAAGGGCATAACACACAAAACTTATGCAGAGTTTTTGGGTCGCCCCTTAGAAGATGTAGATGAACTGAAAAACATTCCTGAAGAGCATGTGCAGGAAATCTATAAAAAGAACTATTGGGACCGTGTCATGGCGGATGAGCTTGACACAGGGTTAGACCTAGCCACTTTTGATTGGGCCGTGAACAGCGGACCAGGACGCCCCGCCCGTGTGTTACAGTCCTTGGTTGGGGCCAAAGAGGACGGTGTTATCGGACCAAAGACGATGGCTCGTATAAAAGACACAGACACTGTTATTCTTCTAAATGCACTGGCAAAAAACCGTGCGGACTACTATCGCTCTTTGAAAACCTTTGATACCTTTGGTAAAGGTTGGCTGCGTCGCAACGAAGAAACCCTAGAAGCTGCGCTTGAAATGAGGGAAGCATAAGATGGCAATGGAAGACGAATACGATCCGTTTGATGTCGGGGGTCAAGGATACGTAAGCACGGGCGGACCGGGTAGAGGCACTGCCGCATCTCAGTTGGGATATACTTCCGACCAAGTTTATGGCGGAGGCGGGGGCGACGGCGACGATAACAACAGATTTATTGCTCGCCCAGGAGCTGGCTTAACAAAAGCCCAGTTTGAAAAAACTTACGGTATTACCGATAGAAATCCCTTTGGGAGAAGACCATCAGGTTTTGCAGCATTTCTAGATAAGTTTAATCGGTCACTGGGCGGCAAAGGCATAGATTACAGCCAACAGTTCCGCGACCTTGATCGTCTTCATAATAGAAGACCGGGCACTAGTGCAGCTCGATTTAGACAAAGACAGTATGATCTTTATAGAAATCCTGAAATTACTGCTGATGGCAGAATTAAAAGTGGAGGCATTGACCGCGCGGGTAGAGGCACATACCAAGGTCCTGTTGAAATGGTCACTCGTGAAATGGGTCCGGGTGAGCAATTAGTCAGAGCAGGTATTGGATCTGTTCCTCTCGCAGGGCCTTTTTTAAGTGGAATAGGCACAGAAGATCCTTATCTTTCAAGTAAAGTCACTGATGAAATGAGGGCACGAGAGAACCAAAGCCTTGCTGAACAACTAATAGGTAGCCTGAATTTAGGTGACACAATTGAGTCTATTGCCAACAAAGGATCAAGCATGATTGAACGGTTGCAAGGTTTAGCCTCTGGTAACCAGCAACCAGCTCAAGCTTTTGTTCCAAGTGGACCTGCAATGGGGTCAAGAGACCCAAGCAGGGAAATTGGACCTTTAGCACAAACTATTCCTGCGGGCCTCACCAATCAGGATGAAGTCGCCGCAATGGCAATGATGCCTGCTGAAATGATTACTGCTGAGGCTGTTGCCCCACAAGGTCCTATGATGCCTGCGGAGAGCGACCCAAGACTTTCTGAGAACACAGTAGCAAATATGTTGAGAGACCCGTCACCAGAGCCAAAAGTTTTTGATTTGCCAGTGACTGAAATTGACACAGTTTCTGGACCTTTAGACCGATATACTATAGACACCCAAACTGGGCGTCCTATGGATGAAATAGACACAATTTCATTTCAAAGTTTATTTCCCCAGGGAGAATTAGACAGCGTTGCACCGCGTCCTGAAATGACCCCAGCGGAAATGTTGAGAGAAATTATTTCTCAACCTCCAAGCCCAAGAACAGGGGGTCAGGCACAGGTAGCAGAGTTAGATTACCCCGAACTTTCTAAGATTATTGAATTAGGTAGACAATTGGCAACGGGAGAAGACCTTGGTGGATCAACTAAAATTTTTGGGGGCGATTTAGGAGTAACGTTTAGTCCTGGTGACCGAGGTATTGGTTTTCAATTTAGAAAAGAACTTCAAGACAAAGACATGGGGGCCAAAGAGTTTTTAAACTTCTTGAACCGCATTACCAGTTGAACACGTTTCGCCGTCACAACACTCAACAATATAAAACTTGCACACAGCGCATTGCTGATGCCCGTGAACATCGACAGGTTGCATCTGGCACAAGCAACGCGGACAACGGCCCGTGTCCAAAGCTTTCTTAATAGGCCCGTCTTCTACTCTGTATTGAACCATTCCTTCAACTCCTCCCCCAATACCATATTTGCAATGTTCTGTTTATTTTGCAAAGCCGTCAATATCTTGTCGTCAATTGTTTTAGGGCTGACGAGGTCCACGTAAGTCACGTTATTCTTTTGACCAATGCGATGCGCTCTATCTTCTGACTGCAGCCGTATTTCGAGGTCATAATTATTGCTGTAATACACCACGGTGCTGGCCTCTGTCAGGGTCAAACCAAACCCACCAGTGCGGCTGTTACCTACAAAGAATCGCATGTTTGAGTTGGGGTCTTGAAACTGATCTACAATCTCTTGCCTTTGCTCCTGCGCGGTTGCCCCGTAAAACGCACCAAAACTTTCTATGCCAAATTCTTTTGTGAGCATGTCACAAATTTTTTCAATATCGTGAACAAAAGTCGCCCATATAATAACTTTTCCTGTGGTTTCTTCACAGATATTCACAAGCTCGTGAAGTCGATTGGATTTTACTTCACTAATCAAGTCATCATCATTTTTAATAAACCCGCAGCAAATCTGCTGTAAGCGCATAATTTGTGTCAAAACATTGTTAGTGCTGACCAGACTGCCGTCCCGCAATTGAGCAAGTGCAAGCTTTGACATCTGTGTATACAGTTTTTTCTGTTCGTCTGTAAGGTCCACCTCGCGTCTGACATAAATCTTTTCGGGCAGGTCCAAACATTCTTTTTTCAAGATACGCCTGCTGAATACATCAAGTTTGGCGTTAAGCTCTTCCAATCTTTGAAAGCCAACGATTTGTTGGAAAGATCTATGCCCCATTGTGCGTCTTTGCAGAACCGCATATCTACCCTGGAACGCGAAATAGCTTGGAAAACCCAACATGCTTTGGCCCAAAAACTCACACTGAGAGTAAAGGTCCATAGGTGATTTGGTGACGGGGGAGCCTGTCAGGAGACGCTTATATGCGAATAACTCCCCCGTCTTTACAACAGCTTTAGTCCGGGCAGCTTTTCGGTTTTTTATTGTTGTAGACTCATCAACAACCATCATACCCTTTTCACCGAAATTCTTCCCAAACCATTCAGCCGTCGTAGCTCCTTTACTCGTGCTAAACGCTTCTACGTTCATAACAAATATACGCAGCTCATCAGTATCCTTGCAAAACTCTTCAAACTGACTTCTAAAAGTCTTTGTTATGTTAGGTTGCCAACTAAGGACCTTGCGCTGTATGTGGTCTGGCAAATGCGCTACGATTTCTTTTTGTGACCAGTTATGAAACACACCCTTTGGAGCAACAATGAACGCTGTGTCGATCTTACCGTCCTCAAACAAAGCTCCAATGGTGTCTATTGCAATTTTAGATTTGCCTGTACCCATTTCCATGAACAAAGCATAATTGCTCGCGGACCACGAATCTTCCAAGACCGTTTTCTGATGCTCATACGGTTTGGTTTTAAACTTATATTTTTGCATATTTATCTCCTTGACTATATAAATATATACGGCTATATAGGATATATCAAGTGTTTAAATAAACACTCAACGACGACAGGAGAAAGAAATGAGTGACTTAACGTCTCTGATGGAAGAGGATATAAAGTCCCCTTCCAAATCACCACTTGGCACGTTTGATGATAGCAATCTTAAAGGTGTCGCAAAATTAGCCCAACAAATTACAGACCAACAAAATCTCGTCAAGAACCTTGAAGAAAAGGTTAGAGAGGCGAAGAAAGACTTGTATAAAATGTCTGACCATGAGCTGCCACAAATGCTTATGGAAATGGGTGTATCTTCTTTTAAGCTGCAAGATGGTTCTGAAGTTGAAATCAAAAAAACGTATGGAGCATCAATACCAGTGGACAAAAGAGAGGAGGCATTCGAATGGTTGCGGCAGAATGGACATGGGGACATGGTAAAAAATATCGTGTCAGTAAACTTCGGCATGGGGGAAGACCAAAAAGCAGCAGAATTTCTGTCAAAGGTCTCAGAACAGGGCTTGTCGCCAGAACAGGCAGAAAGCGTCCACTCATCAACACTGAGAGCTTGGGTAAAAGACCAAACAGAAAAAGGCGAGCCCTTCCCTATGGAATTATTTGGGGCACATATCGGTCAACGGGCATTAATCAAGGAGGCAAAAAAATGACTGAAAAGCAAGTTGTGAAAAAGGAGCAGGCAACTGCGGTAGCGGAGTTCGACACTTCTATGTTTGAAGCAGACGCAAGCGCAGGTATTCAAAACATATCTAATGAAGATATGGCTCTGCCTTTCTTAAAAATTGTATCTGGCTTGGACGGTATTCTTGATGAGCGTGACGATGTACGCAAAGGTGATATCGTTAACACTGTTACAGGTGAAGTCTATAAAGGCAAAGACGGCATCAAGGTTATACCGTGCGCTTATCAGCGTAAGTTTATACGGTGGCAACCACGAGGCACGGGTATCGCGGCACCAGTAATGATACACGAGCCTAATGACCCAAATCTGCCTAAGACAAATCGAGACCCAAATGACAACAAAGAATATGTCGATGACGGGTCAGGTGATTATGTCGAGCAGACAGCTCAGTGGTATGTCAAAGTAATAAACCCAGAGGGTGGCATGACCAATGCGCTCATTGCGATGAAATCTACGCAACTGAAAAAGTCTCGTAAATGGATGAGCATGATTATGTCGCGTGAAATGAATGGAGCCAATGGGCCCTTCACGCCGCCGATGTTTAGTCACATTTATCTTCTCAAGACTGTTAGTGAAGAAAACAGCAAAGGAAGCTGGCACGGCTGGGAAATGAGCCTTGATAGCCCAATATCTGAGGCGCATCAGTACAAGGCAGCGAAAGAGTTTAATGCCTCTATTGAAAAGGGTGAAGTCACAGTCAAACACGAGCATGATCCTGCTGGAGAGACTGCTGACGGCGACGTACCATTCTAAGCAAATTACAATACCTCTAGTCAGTATTGTGCTGACTAGAGGACTTTTGTTTGGGGGGTGATATGTCCGCAGATAAATTCTCAGAAATATTCTCTGGGCTCGAAGAGGCGTATGGCACCTACGAGATACAGAAACAGCAGGTCAATGGCAAACAGTCAGGTCAAGCCAGTGTTTTGCGTTCCCCCAGGACTGCACAAACATGGGAAGGCCATTTGTCTGGCAAAGGCCCAGCAATTGGTATCATTCCCATAAATGCTGACAACAATTGCAAATGGGGCTGTATCGACATAGACCAGTACACTGGCTTCAACCATAAAGAGCTGCTGGACAAGATTGTTGAAATGAAGCTGCCTTTGGTTGTATGTCGTTCCAAGTCAGGGGGTGCACATGTTTTTCTTTTTTCTAAAGATTGGATTAGTGCAAAAATTCTACAAGATACGCTTACCTCTATTTCAGCAGCATTGGGTTATGCTGGAAGCGAAATTTTTCCAAAGCAGATTAAACTACAACTCGATAGGGGAGATGTCGGAAACTTTCTTAACCTTCCCTACTATAACCATGAAGAGAGTTTGCGCTATGCATTTAAGGCAGATGGTTCCGCTGCCACTCTCGAAGAGTTCTTCGGTTTGTATGAAGCGGCTGTCCAAACAGTAGAGCAGATAGAAGCTCTGAGCGTAGAGAAACAAGACCGCACACCGATAAAAGACGGGCCACCTTGCCTGCAGCATCTATGCAACCAAGGCTTTCCAGAGGGCACTCGCAACAATGGTCTTTTCAATGTTGGTGTTTACTTACGCAAAGCGTTTCCAGATACATGGGAAAATGAGCTGATGCAGTATAATATGGCGCACTTTGACCCACCACTGCCCTTGGCAGAGGTCAACATATTAGTCAGGCAGCTCAACCGTAAGGACTACCAGTACAAATGCTCAGACGCCCCTATCAATGAGTTCTGTGACAAGGACAAGTGCCTGACCCGGAAGTATGGTGTAGGCAACGTCGGGCAATCTGCCTCTGTTGCAAACTTACGCAAATATAATTCAAAGCCGCCCATCTGGTTTATGGACGTAAATGGCGAGCCACTAGAGTTATCTACAGAGGGCCTGCAGAGCCAAGCTGCGTTTCAGAAGAGCTGTATTGAACAACTTAACGTTATGCCGCCCACTGTCAGTAAGAACATCTGGGAAAACCGTGTTGCAGCATTGCTGCGGGACATGACAGAGACCGAAGGTGGGGTCATGGAAGCGTCAGAAGATTCGTCCATTGACGGTGCGTTCTATGATTACTTGGAAGACTTCTGCCGCAACATGCAGACCGCTGCGGACAAAGAGGAGATCCTTCTGCGTCGCCCGTGGACTGATGAAGAGAAAAAACAGACCTTCTTTCGGCTGCGTGACTTAGAGAACTTTTTAAAAAGACAGCGGTTCTTTGAGTTCAAGACACACCAGATCTCACAGAGGTTGCGGGACATAGGCGGTGAATCTACAATATTAAGGATTAGCGGACGTGTCGTCCGTGTGTGGGCCATCCCTGCCTACGAAATCTCTAACACCACAGTAAAGTCCCCAGAATTTGAGGTGGATGAACAGGATATACCTTTCTGATGTTTGTGATATATGGCCCGCCAGGTACGGGCAAAACAACTACGCTCCTTGATATGGTTGAAAAATCCATAGAAAACGGAACGCCCCCAGGGCAAATAGCCTTCCTTGCCTTTACTCGTAAGGCAGCGCGGGAGGCCAGAGAACGTGCAGCGTCACGGTTTAACTTGGATTCTGAGCACGATTTGTATTTTTTTCGTACCCTGCACAGCTTCTGTTACAACCTGTCAGACATAAAACGAGACCAGCTTCTGGCATCAGAACATCTGGTTGAGCTGGGCAATACGATTGGATTCAACCTTAAAGCCTCGTCAGTGAGCGAGGATGACGATATAGGTGCTGCAGCTAGGGACAACCCAATGATGCAGCTCATACAGCTCTCACGGCTCAAGAAAGAGGTAATTGATGAGACATATAGGCATAGTGGTATCGAAGAACCGCTCACGACAGTAAAATACATAGATGAGTGTTACCGCAAGTACAAGAAAGCAAACCGCCTGTATGACTACACCGACATATTAGAATGGTTCTCTGAAAACGGATCACGGGTCTGCCCACGCTTTGACGTTACATTTCTTGATGAAGCGCAGGATTTATCACCTCTGCAGTGGGAGATAGCCCACGTTCTCAACGAAAAATCCAGACGTATGTATGCCGCAGGCGATGATGACCAAGCCATTTACAGGTGGGCTGGGGCTGACGTTGAGCATTTTTTAAATGTAGAAGAGGGGTCAGAAGTTCTTTCGCAATCCTATCGTGTGCCCCGCACAGTGCATAAGGTAGCGCAGCGGATTGCCAATCGCATCACTGTCCGTCGCCCAAAGCATTATAACCCAAAGCCAGAGGACGGCACTGTCCATCACATATTCGAGCCTGACATAGAAAAATTTAAAAAAGGCGATTGGATGATCATGGCTCAGTGCAACTATATGCTCAATGAGGTGTGCGAATCGTTGAAACAACACGGTTTTTACTTCGAGAACAGGGGCTACAGAAGCATTAGTTTGAAGTTGGCTATTGCCTTGGATACTTGGAAGTCCCTCGTCAAAGGCGAAGAAGTCACTGCCAATGCTGTGAAAGACCTGTACTACTTTATGAAATCCATCACTCGCATAAAGCGAGGTTTTAAAAATTTACCCAACACACAGGCTGACGATATGTTCACGCTGGCAAGCTTGCAGGAAAACATGGGGCTGCTTGCAACTAAAGACATGACGTGGGACGTGGCTATGGACAAGATATCAGAAGACAACAAAACCTATATCGCTGCGCTGCTTCGTAGAGGAGAGGACTTAAACCGCGCACCACGGATCAAGGTCTCTACTATACACGGCACAAAAGGCGGCGAGGCTACCAATGTTGTCCTGTACACAGACATATCAAATGCATCTGACCAATCTATATCTTCAGACACACGCGAAGGTCGCCGAATGTTAGATGACCTGCACCGTTTATTTTATGTAGGCGTGACACGGTCAAAGCAAAACCTGTTTATCGTTTCGCCTATGGACGGCATAAGGAGCTACCAAATATGAGCGACATGGTTAACAGCCCCAAGCATTACACGCTTGGCAAGGTAGAATGCCTTGATGCAATCAAAGCGGCTCTAGGTCCAGGCTACAAATACTACCTGCAGGGCGCGATAATCAAATACATATGGCGGTACGAGCACAAGGGCAACCCTGCTGAGGACCTTGCCAAAGCACAGTTTTATTTAACACGTTTACAGTATGAGATAGGAGAGACCAATGAATGAAGTTGAGTTTATGTCTCCATTAAAAAGTTTTGAGTGGGCTCCGCCTTTTGAGCTGCCAGACCTGACAGACGCAAAAGAAATAGCAATTGACCTCGAAACATGTGATCCGAACATAAAAACATTGGGCCCCGGCTGGCCCCGCAAGGACGGTTATATTGTTGGCTTTGCCCTAGCTGTAGACGGCTGGCAGGGCTACCTGCCCATAAAGCATGAAGGTGGGGGCAACTTGGACGAGCGAATCGTGGGAAACTATATGAAAAAGGTGCTTGCCTGCCCTGCCGATAAGGTCATGCATAACGCTCAATATGACCTTGGCTGGTTGAAAGCAAGCGGCTTTGAAGTCAATGGCAACATCATAGACACAATGGTCGTGGCTGCGCTGCTTGATGAGAACCGTTTCAGCTACAGTTTGAACGCTGTTGCGTATGACCATATCAACAAAACCAAATCAGAACGTGCTTTAGTCGAGGCTGCGAAAGAGTTTGGCTTTGACCCCAAGGGCGAAATGTGGCGTATGCCTGCCAACTTTGTAGGTGAATATGCAGAGCAGGACGCGGTGCTTACACTGGAGCTGTGGAAATTTTTTAAAGTTCAAATAGAACGCGAAGAACTGACCACGGTTCACGAGCTTGAACGAGACCTGCTGCCCTGTCTTGTTGATATGACCATGCAGGGCATACGGGTGGACCAAGATGCAATGGAGCGGGCAACCCAGTTTATGCTGTCAGAAGAGAAGAAAGCGCGAGAGGAGCTGCACAAGCTCGTAGGCTTTGACGTTGAGATTTGGGCCGCTGCTTCTATCGCTAAGGCGTTTGACAAGCTAGAGCTTGACTACCCCAGGACGGCAAAGGACGCACCGTCCTTCACCAAAAGCTTCCTGAACACGCACAAACACCCCTTGCCGAAGCAAATCCTGCTGGCAAGAGAATTTAATAAAAGTAAAGGCACGTTCATTGACGGGCTGCAGAAACACATAGGTCGTGACGGCAGAGTACACGGGCACATAAACCAGATTAGATCTGACGATGGTGGGACCGTTTCGGGACGAATTTCTATGAACAATCCCAATCTTCAACAGATACCCGCTCGCCATCCAAAACTAGGACCTTTGATTAGGTCCGTTTTTGTACCAAACGAAGAGGAGAAGTGGGCGTCAATAGATTACTCACAGCAAGAGCCTCGCATTCTTGTACACTTTGCAGCTCTATACCAAAAGCGAACAGGCAAGCTTATGCCCAAGGTCAATGAATTTGTTGACGGTTATAAGAACAACCCAGACATGGACTTCCATACGATGGTTGCGGACATGGCGGACATACCGCGCAAGCAAGCAAAAGTTATAAATTTAGGGATGATGTACGGTATGGGTGTTGGCAAGCTGGGTGACCAGTTGGACCTGTCAGGCGAAGAGGCAAAAGAGCTGACACGGCAATATGATGAGCGAGTGCCGTTTGTTAAAAAGCTTATGAAGGTTGTGCAAGACCGTGTGCAGAACGGCAACGAAGAGGGCTCTATTCGATCCCTGCTAGGCCGCAAGTGTAGGTTTCCAGACTTTGAGCCTACCAAGTTTGGTATGCACAAGGCTATGAAATATGATGAGGCCCGCGCACATTATGGGCCCACTGTCCCTTTGCAACGGTCCAAGGCATACAAAGCTTTAAACCGTTTAATCCAGGCGTCGGCTGCGGACATGACCAAGAAAGCAATGGTAGACCTATACAAAGAGGGATGCCTGCCTTTGTTGCAAGTGCATGACGAGCTCGCTTTTAGCGTGGAACATGAGCAGGCCGCAAAGAATATCGCAGAGATTATGTGTGATGCTATAGAGCTAGAAGTGCCAATGAAGACAGATATCGAGATAGGAGACAACTGGGGCGAGAGTATGTAGGTTTTCTCTTGCTATTTCTAATATAATCTCCTATATTATCTTACAGGTAAGGGCAGGGGTCCAACCCTCCAGCCAGACACTAGAGGCCCTGTCCTTGCCGGGGAATTATGGAGAAGGGTCTTATGGATACGTCGAAATGGAAATCAGTGTTAGTGCCTATCAAAGTATACAAAGGCATTAAGAAAATCGCAGAATTAGAAAACCGAAGTATATCTGGTCAGCTCCGCGTCATGTTTGACGTGTTTTGCAGAGCAGAAGGGTATGAGATAAAAGAGACAGATTAATATCTAGATTCAACTTCACCTTCTCTATAGACTGATAGAATCAAACAAATGAGGAGTGAAATATGTTGGATTTACCTACCCGTAGACCTTGTGTAACAAAGGAAGTTGGCATGGGGCTGTCTGTAACTGTAAGTTATCATCCAAAGACAGGCCAACCTATCGAGGTCTTTCTATCTGAACGGGGCAAAGCTTCCGACAATCCAATGCAAGAGGCGTTATATAACCTTGGCGTTACAGCTTCTTTGCTTATGCAAGACGACAATCCCTATACAGAACAAGAAAAAAGAGCAACCAGTTAGGCTGCTCTTTTGAAAACTTCGTATATCATGGGGGCAGAGAAAGTTTTAATTAGCCGATCCCAAATATCTCTGCCCTATTTCTTTTTCTTTGGCCTGCCCCGCTTCTTCTTCGGTGCGGCTTTCATCTTCTTCTCCCGCTCTTTGTTCAACATATCCTGAACCTTATCCTCTTGCGGATGCTTGAACGGCTCCAGCTTCTCCGACTTCGCAAAGCACGGAAAGAACAATTTTAAAAACTTCTGCAACATGTTGGTCTCCTTATAACCATTGAATGCGGGGCTGCGCCCCTTCTTTTGTAAACGGGTCTATCTCCCAGACAAACCACGCCATAGCTGTCTTTCCCGAACCATACCACGATTCTTCGTGGTCGCCCCGAATTAAAGTCAGCCTCTTTGTATGCACTAGCACTTTACTGGGCGGCATATCTTTAAAAATTTCTTTATACCGTGCTTGTCCCTCTAAAAACGCTAGTCGCAACAAAAATATAAACCCTTCGCCCTGCTTGTTCTCAACCTGGAGTTTGTAAGCATGTTTCACAAACTCATTGGCGAGCTTGTATGGGGGGTTTGTAATTATCCACGGAGCAAAGCTCTTCTGCTCCATTAAAAAATCTACACCGTGTGCGTCACCATACCCACGGTCCACGAGATCCGTGCTGTATGTGCTCAACCCTGCTTCTTTAAAAACTTCTGACATATGACCTTCGCCACACGCTGGCTCCCATATGGCATACTCGTTCCCCTCTTCAGGGAACCTCAACCACGGACAACGGGCCATCATAGCTTTTGTAGCTTCAGGAGGCGTTGGATAGAAATCATCCTTCTCTCTGTTGTCAGCCATTGTAATTACTCCATATCCATTTGCACCATGATGACCATAAAGTTTATGTAACGTCCAACCTTCTGGCACGGGGTCATCGACACTCACATATCTACAGGTCAGCTTCATTTTTTCTTTTTCTGCCACGTTTTTTAGGTGGATGTTTTTTCCGATATGCTCTGACCCTACAAAGGTTAGAACAAAATCTTGTAGGTTCACCGTGATTGAAATATCTAAACTCTATACCACAATTTTGGCACAGGGATTCGTTGAAGTTCTTTTTAAGCTGAACTCCGTCTATAGCTTTTAATTCTTCAATAATTTTTTCATTTTTTTCCAGCGGAATAAACAAAGTGTAACCCGCAACTCTGTTATAGCCTGGAACGTGCAAATATAACTTAGTCTTGTCAAACATTTTAATATGGCCTCTGATGACGCATAGGCTTACGACGCTTTAGCGAACCGCTCGCTAACCCCTGCCCGCGCTTCTGGGTCAGATAGGTGCGTTTACTTTTCGGGTCATCACGCTTCGAGCCCGTCTCTTTACTATAGTTTTTATAATAGAAAAGCCTGTCGCGCATGTCCGCCAGATGCTTTTCAAATTCTTCTACGCTCATGTCTGCGGCGTTCATATAAAACTCCTCTTGACTTATATAAAATAACTCTTATATACTAGTGACCTATTCAATGGTTGTCAAGGAGAACACAATGACAGAAAATAAAAAGAAAGCTGGTCGCCCCCGTAAAGTCGAGCTGAAAGTTGCGGGCGAAGTAATTAAACAGGCAGACCGCCCACAAGGCGTGGTTTTTACCGAAAATGATTTAACCGTCTTGCGAAACACCCGGAACTTGTTGAGCACTTTATATCTGCGTTACTTGAATAGAGAAGATATCAAATATCAGGATATGACTGCAGTTGCAAAGCTTGATGACCTATTCAGTAATTTGGTGAATAAAATAATACTGATTGATCAAAAGTCTCAAAAATAGGAATATAATCATATGGATGATGAAACCGTAAAAGATATGATTGAAAAGGCTGGTTATGTTGACGGCTTGCGCCCACAGTGGCGCGAGTCGGTTGACGTCATCCAGCGTATTGTAAATTTGCATAATCAAAATCTGCTGCGGGAACAAGGCTATAGCAGAGAGGCTCATAGTCAAGCTTCTGAAATCAACGAACACTGGACAAGGGTGTTGCAAGGATGACCGAATTAGTGCGCCTCATAGTTGATAGTGACAGTAAAGACTTCGAACACGGGTATCACATGGGTGTCGATGCGCTTGAAGAAATTTCTAAAGCTACAAAGGCAGGAGACGCACAACACGAGCCGCTGGTCATGGTCGGGCTGCTTACAGTAATTATTGAATGTGCTTATCGAAGCTGCGCTGATCCTGAGAACGTGTCCGAAATGATAGCAGTCGCAGACAGCTTCGCACGTAAAGCAGCAGACCTACCAGATGAAACGGTCCACTAAACGACGCTTTGATTGGTCGCGTTTGAGAAATAAAAAACGACGGGTGAAATATAAATCGCCCGTCGTTCTTTTTTAAAGTTCTTTAGCAAACCGTAACTTTGCGACGTGTCGCGGCCCACGGCTCTTCACATAATGGTCTATGTGATAGCCAGCTTCACTGATATATCTGCCGTCCTCTGTCTCCTGTATGTACGTCCACAGTTTTTTGATGTTTGTAAATTTTTGTTTTACATAAAACTCTGCGACTCGAAGAAAGAAGCTTGGCACAGTGTAAGCATTGATGGCGTTACCTTGAGCAAACGGCTGCGTCCCGTCTAAGTTGCGAACCAATACAGGCATAACTCTTTTAGACATTTCATCTTTAAAAATTTTGTCTGTATAGTAACGACGCAATTGATGGAACTTGACCCCAGGTTTAAAACATACCCTTCTAATTTCGAGGATAAGCTTGCGGTCCGGGCCCGTTGGTCTACCACAAGGATTGCCTACCATAGCAACACCTAACAAGGTCTTGCAGCCGATGCCAGCTCCAGCCAATCTGTTATACTCATACAGACCATAACAAAACGACAGGTGTAAATCGGGCAACGGGTCGTTGTGTCTGTGCCAATTACAAACAGCGTGGTTAGCTGTCGTATTGGACACAGGCTCTATCATAAGGCAAGTCACATGGATCTCCTTTGCTGTTGATTGATATTTACGATGTCAAATAGCGTGAAGAAATTTTAAAAAATTCTCCATTGTACAGTATACCACAACGCCCATACATTGTCAAGTCAATAATTTGACGTCAATTTTTTGACGTGTCATTTTTTTGACAGT